AAACTCGACAACTCCCAATGCGCTTCGCAATAGCCCTGCTTCATTCCGCAAAGTGCCTGCACTATCCAGCAGAACGTACCCGTGCGGTCGCGCCCCTGCCAGCAATTCACATACACGTTACGCCCCGCCTCCAACTCTTTCACCAACGCCAAAAACGCATTTTTCATCCGCGTCTTGTATGTGGTATTGTTGCTCAACGCTGCGGCGTATGCCGCGATGTTGTATGAGTAGGTCTTCTCAAACAAATCCGCGCGGGCTGGGTCTTCGCTGGCGTTTCGCAAATTGAGTTGCACCGACACCCGCAAATGGTCGCGTATGTATAGATGCTCGGCTGAACCGACCGCGATTTCGTCGGGGTGTTCGCCGCGCACGATGCGCCCGTACTTTATGCCCCTGCCCGTGTTCGTCATATCGGGCGGGCATCCCAAGTCGCGGAAGTTGTGCGGGTATTTGATGGCTGACGTTTTGAGCCATTTCACGCGCCCCACGACGCGGAACGTGCCGCTTTTCTCTACCGCCGTGCCTTTCAGTATGCGCCAGCGATACGTCTTGCAGGGCGTGAGGCAATAGACCGCGAAACATTCCTTGTAAGGCGTTATCTCCTGCGTCGGTTCATCGTCGCACTCGACAATCATCTTGTCGCCTTTGCCATACGCGCAAAACGGGAAATTGACCTCACACTTGCCGCCGTCCACGTCGGTAGAACGCATTATCGGCCACAACTTGCTATATTCGTCTTTCGCGTACCCGTCGGGCGGGATGGCATCAAGAAACGCCGCCGTTGACAGGCTATCCGAATAGTGCAACGGCGTGCCGTCCGCATCATAGGCAGGGCGGCGCACCTTGTCGATTTCGGCGCGCACCCGCTCCAACGCCACACGCAGGCCGTCAAGATTCACCGCCTTGTCCATACGTCACGACTTGAAAATGTTGTCGATGGCCTCTTTCACATCGTCATCGCTGGCAAACTCCACCGCCTGCGCCAAGCGTACCCACGCGCCGTTTCTGCGGGCGTATGGTTGCCCGTCTTTCGGTGCTTCGGGTATCGCACCAAGCCACGTTAAAAGCCATTTCTTCATACCTCTATTTGTTTAAGTATGCAATAATCATTACGACCGCCGTTGCGATAACCACCGCCCAGCCCAATATCTTCGCCGCCCTACCTTTTGCCATAATATCCATAACTCAAAAGATAACGTGACGGAGTACACAAAGCAGGAACTCGCAGAAACCGCCAGCCATTGCAGCCGCGATGTCGAGCCAATCGAATGACGTGTCGGCGTAACGCTCTTTCAGCCACGACACGCCAAGCAATACGGCAAACGCCGCCAGCATCCACCACAACGGGAACGCCTCAAACTGCGCAATGATTAACGCACCGCAAAGGAAATGCAACACCTTGTCATTGCCGAGCCGTGAAACGATTTTGTCAAGTATTTTCATATTCGCATTTGTTTTGTTTCGACGCAAATCTTGTGTTTTTATGCCCGCCGCTTCGGGCGTGGTTGGTCGGAAATCCCGACGCACCACTATTCCCGAAAGGCTTACCCCTTTAGGGCTCTAAATGATACACCCCTAATCAATGAATATTGGATTGGAGAATACAAAATCTCCGTCATCCCAAAATGCTTCAAAACGGACATACTTATCGGCTTTCGTTGGAGTGCAACGAACTGTGTCTGTATTTGAATACTCCGTAGCACCTTGTGCCGTAATGACCCTAATCTTCGGCGAGAAATCGCTTACGCGAAATGTTATTGTGTTTCCATCAATGGATATTCTCATCGAATAGTTGCCAAGACCTACCATATAGTAGCGTCCCATAATGTATGCCTTGATGCCTTCCTTTGCTTGCAAGAATGGAGTCATTGAATCATATCCGTTAGGCATCAACAGCACATTTGCACCTCGGTCAAATTTGTATCTGCCTGTTTGCAGGTAATAGTTCTCGGCACTTCCATACTCTTGCTGCTCGCTTTGAGATAAGGCATCGAATTTTGCAGTCCATTCAGTTTTCTCGGCATCAGTAGTGTATGTCCAAGTTGCCCAATCATTCTGCCAATCAACAACCGCAGTTCCCCAGATTCGATAACCTTGCTGCAATATGGCATCATAGGCATTACGGAAATTTTGATTCCATCCAGCCGAATATCCTTGATTGAACAACTCCATTGCCTTGAATATCTGCGGCAATTTGTCAAGAATCGCCTTCGCATCACTTGCACTTGTGTTGTGGTTGATGGTGCCAAAAGCATATTGTGACCCAAACTGCCACATGGTTTCATCTTCGAGCAATTCCTCAAACTTGGCGATGGTTTCAAGAGAGTGGGATTTCTTCCAAGCTGTGTTGCTTTCCTTGTTAGCAGTCCACACACCAGGGTCTCCCCACAAGAGGCCAAGGATGTTGAAATGCTCTGCGTAGAAATGATTGCTGTCGTGGATATACGGTCTTTCTGCATTGGCAATCTGCGGAATGTCATCTGTATTGATTGTGCCAGCATTCGTATCAAGCTGCGTAATGCCAACATTGTTGGTTTCCGTTCTTTCAACGAGTTCTGTGTCCCCACCATCTACGGCATCCCTTGACTTGTAGTCCATCCAAGTGAGAGGGGTCTTGCTCAATGGATAACGCGGCACAGAAGGCTGATAGTGGGAAACGGCAAATAGACGAATACCTCGATTATATGCAGATTCAAGTCTGTCTTTGGTAATCGAATGTTCGTGGCTTTGTGCAGCGACAGGGTTGTCGTAATCGACACCAGCATAGGGGTTTGTAAAGACAACCGAGGTTTCTTCCGAACCCTCCAATGCAGACACTCTATCTTTCAGCATATTCAACTCCATTTCAGATGCTGCTTTCGTTGCCTTCTTGGTAATGGTGTAGGTTGAGAAATAGGTGGTTGAGCCGCACAAAACGACATCAATATCATTGTCTGCTGTATATTCGAAGCTCCTAATTGTGCTTGAAGCATACTTTAAGACATTGAACGATGTGTCGCTATTTTGGTATTGACAAAGATATGCCGTTGCGGAAGACATAAGAGATGCAGTCAAGACATCCCCAGCTTGTAGATGAATGACCTCTGATATGCTGTATGAAGAATAACTTTTGCGAGCGCCATTGTCATCAATATAGTATCCATTTTGCCATATTGCTACATCCTGATTTATCACTACATCGTCTGGATGAATATCGGCAATATTTTGGTCGAGTGTTTCGACTTTATCAGATAAATCCTCTACATCCTTAACTATGCCTTCCTTTAACGAATCAATGGAGAATACAACATCATTCCCAATCTTCACATAAGCGTGTCTGTTTGACCAGTTTATGTATGATGCTCTAATCCACTTGCCGTTAGGAGCATAAGTTGCAATGTCCGATGCCGATATTGTTGTTGCTGCCTCAGTTGCACCCCAAAAGGCGTTGGTGATAGGATTAAAATCAGCATCATAGAAAAACAACTTGCGAGTTGCAGAAGTATATCCAGCCAACCATTCGACATCTAACCCCTGTGTATAAGGGATGAACGTGGTGACCCCCCAATTTGTATCATCGGTTAATGTACCATTAGAGTCCACATATTTCCCAGATACATAATTCGGGTCAAAAACCTGACTTATTTTGGGGCCTAAAGCGTCCAGCCCCTCTTTCAGCGTTTTGCCCATTTCTGCGCTCAACGCCTTGTCCGTGCCGCCCGTCGTCAAATTGTTCACAACGGGTGCGCCGACCTTTTCCCAATGCGACCACGCGCCGTTTGTGTATGTGCGTGCCATTGCGCAGGGCTGCGCGGAAATCCACGTCAAGGTGTTGCCGTTGTACGACGGCGTGCTGCTCGACAATGCGACCTGCGAAACGTTGTCGGCTGAATCGTAGCACACGGAAACCGAACCGCGCCAGCCCGTGCCGACGTAGTTGTAAAGGCCGATGTCGGTCTTGTTCTTCAACGTGTCGAGGTTGTTCACGTCGGCCTTAAAATGCTGGGTGCGGGTGTCGGTGGCCGAATCCACTTGGCGCATTTCGTCGATAATGGTCTGCAACGTCTTGCCCGTGCCGTTTTCATATATGAGTGCGGTCACGGATTTTGGGTAACGGGTTTCGCCGTTTCGGGTTTTGAGCGTTATATCTTTTGCCATTGCTTTATGTGAATTAAAAGTCGTTGTAATCGGTTGTTCCCTCGGTGTACGTCGGTATGTTTCCGTCGGCGATAACGATGCCCGCGATTTCCTGCTTGTCCTGCTGCGTGAGGACGTAGTTGAACGAATCCAACCACTCTTTTTCGCTGCCCTCAAACCCGCGCCGCACGGCGATTTCGTATGCCGAGTAACCGCGATAACCACGCAGGGCTTCCAAGATGATTGTCGATGAAATTGGCGTATCGTCGCGGTCGGTCTTGCCGTCCGTCAGCAGCACGTTTATACGCTCACGGGTGACTACCTTTTCCGACCCGTCGGCGAAATCCGCGTCGGGTAGCCAATAGTACCGCACCACGCCGAGCCTACCCTGCGGTAGTCCGTGATTGTTGAACGTCACAAGAATCTGCGTCGCGTCGATGCGCTGGCAGTTGGTGTAATTCGTGCCGTCATATTCCGCGATGTAGCGGCTGCGCCCGATGAAATAGACGAAACGGAACTTGCAGCCGTCGAGCGACGCATCCTGCGTCACGAGGTCGCGGAAATCGCTCTTGTAGTTAATGCGGCGAATGTCTTGTATTTCTTCCATATCGTTAGAAGTCATTAAACGTTGTCGTTCCCTCGGTGTAATGTACTGCGTCGCCCGTTTCGTCCTTGAGGCTGGCGATGTCGGAGTTTGCGGCCTCGACGATGTTCAGCAATGCCGTGCCGACGCGGTTGGCGGTGTTGGCCGATTCCTCGACCTCATCCCTTATCGTTGTCGCCGCGAGTTTCAAGGCGGCGTAGTTCGTCATTTGTTCTGCCATAGCGTTTAGTAACCCAAATGTGAAATCCTTTCTGCAACGTATTTCGCAAACGCTACATTTGTCGCGCTTGAAAGGTGAATTGCCGAATTATCGTCGAATAACTGCACGGGCGGGAAACCCTGCTGCATATACGTCTTGTCGGTAGCCGTGAGCGTGCGCCCCATTTCCTGCCAAGCGTAGTCTTTCAGCCACAATCGGGCGTTGATGAACCTTTCTCCGAACTCCTGCTCGCATAGACGCTCATAACGCTCATAAAACGCCTGCGTGTAGTATGTGGGCAGTTCACCGCAGAAAAAGCCGATAACAACCATTTCGCCGCCCATATACGCAAACATTCGCTTCATTACGTCGAAAAGGTTTGCCGCGCGCTGCTGGGGCGTTTGGTCGCCTCGCAGGTCGTTGTCTGCCACATAGTCGGCGTTGTAATTGAGGAATCCGCCGTTTGTACCCATAAGGCAGACGAGCAAAGAGTTGCGCACGCGCTCGACCTGCTGCGGCACGACCTCGACGGGCGTTTTAATCTGCTTTGCCGTTCCAGCCGTAGTGCGCAGGAAATACGTCTTGTCGTTCTCCGTGTATAGGTCGCCCTCGATGCCCGCGATGGTGCAATAGAAATGCTCCGTCTTGACAAACATAGGCACGACGTACTGATTTTGCACGGCGGGCGTTGCGGGCGTGCCGTCGGCGTTGTATGTCTGCTTGAACAACGGGCGCGGCGTTACTGAAACATCGACCGCCGTTGCCGTCGCTGGGATGGTGACGGGCATACATAGCACGGGAATTGCACCCATACGCGCGGCGGTCGCATAGACGTTTTCGCTGCCCACGCCCATCTTGAACACGCGGCGCGGGCGTACCAAGAGCGATGCGTCGAACTGCGAAGCCAAACCCTGCGATGTCGAATCGCCGCAAATGACAATCGGCTTCGTCTGCGGGTTGCCCGTCAGTTCGTTTGCATCCATCCTATACAATTCGCAAAGCGTGTCATCAATCTGCGAAAAGTTGTTTACATACAAAACGCCGTCCTGCTTTATCTCGATAACCTCGTCGGCGAATATGGCGTTGTACGTGGATTCCTCGCTCGATGCCTGCACCGCCGTATTGCCCGCGAACACCGCCCACGCGATGCCGTCATAGCCGCCGACGGATGCGCCGCGCACAAGGTATCGGTCGCCCTTTGACACGGCGACGTGGAAGCACTTGAACAACGAATTGCCTACGCTTGTGTCGCGCGTCAGCGTGCCGTTGAGGTAACGCAGCACCATAGGCGCATCCACGCCCGCGAATGCCACATACTGACGGAAAAGCGACTTGTCGATGGCATAGATTTTCGAGCCGTGCTGCTCTATCTGCTGGCCTGCGTTGGCGATGGTGTAGATGCTGGGGCGCGTCCATTCCTCGGCAGTTTCGTCATACCATCCGAAAGTGAGCCACAAAACCGCGTCCTCGCTGGCAATGAGGTCAAAATCGCCCACAAATGCGCGATAGCCCACGTTGCCCGACGATTGTATCACCTCGCCATTTGCGCGGCACAACGCCCACGCAAAGCCCGTGAACGCCGACGTAGTTGCACCCGTCACCTTGACATATTCGCCCTGCGACAATGATAACGTCAAATAGCCGTTGTTGGTGTTGCCAGCCTGCGCCGTTTGCAGGATGCCGTTCTCGATGCTGAAATACGCGCCCGATGTTTCGGCGGCGGTGCGGTTGAGCGTCAGCAGGGTATTGTCGTAGATGGATTTGATGGAATACTGCACGCCCCTTTGACGGGCGTTGAGGTCGGCGCACTTGTATATCTTCGGCTCGATGTATTCGTCATTGCCTGCGTCATAATAGCCAAACGAAACATAAAGCGTTCCAGTAGCCTGCGCCACGACAACCACGTCGGGTGCAATGGTATGCACCGCGCCCGTCGCGTGCTGCACGATGCCGTCGGCGTTCAAGATTGTCCAATAGGTGTTTCCGTAGCCGCCCAAGTTGGCTTTCTCAATGCGCACGATGTCGCCCTTTGTCACGGGCATAACAAGCACGCCATTATTGGTGTTGCCTGCGCTGAAAAGAGCATCAACGGCAAACCCGCTTTCCAGCGTGCTATTCGCAATATATTTCGCCGTCTGCCTTTCCAGCATTTCGGGCGTGTCGGAAAACGTCACGCCGCCCTTGATGGCTGCGTCTATGCGCTCGGCTTCGTAGTTGCTCGATAATACCTTTTGGATGGTCGGGATGGCTACGTTGTACTGCATATAGACGTAGAGCGTGCCGCCCTGCGTAACCTCGATGCGGTATTCGGGCGTTTCCGTGTTCGCTGGGGTCATTGCGCCCGCCGACTGCATCACCTCATTGTTGCCGTTGAGGATAGCCCACGAAAGGGCTTCGTATGAGCCGATATTGTACGCGCCAAGATATAACACCTCGCCCGCCGTGACGGGAATAGTGCCGCATCGGTTGTTGCTGCCGCCCTGCTCCTCAAACGTCACCGCGCCGTCGTTGTATTTCATCACCTTGCCCGCGTTGGTGGATGCCGCGAAGCCAACGAATTTCCCGCGCGTCTGTCCGTCGTTGGATTTTGCCGCGTAGTCAATTACACGCAGGAACGCCGAACCCACGCGCTCGGCGGTGTTGCGCCCTTCCTCGACCTCATTCTTGATTTGGTTGGCGTATTGTACTAAATCTTGCTGCGAGTAGTTCATAGCGTTACCCGATTTTGCGAATTGTCATACCTGCAACCGACGCGCCGCGTGAGCGCGTGCCAAGCATCCCGTGCGCCTTGCAGTACGTCACGCAGTCGCGCAGATGGGCGTTGCCGACCTCCATTGCGTCATTGTACGCGGCGACGCGCTGCTGCTGGCTGATGGCCTGCGAATATGCGCCCTCTTTCTGCACGAATCCGTAGCGGGTGCTTTCGATGTCGCCCGTCATAAGCAACTTTGCATAGACGAAATACGAAATTGCCGTTTTCAGCCCTGCAAAGAAATGCACGCCGTCGCTGGAACAACCGCACGCCGCGCCCGTCCACTCGCCGCCGTTGAGCAAAACGTCATAGTCGCTGGCGGGTTCGATGTCCTCGTTATGCAATGCGAGGAAAAGCGCGTCACCCAAAGCGGGCTTGACTAACGTCTGCTCCACCTCGTTCATATATGCCGTGAGTTTGTTTTCCCTCACGTCGCCGATGGGTCGCCCCAACTCTTTCAGTTCCTCGGTGTCAAGTAGTGGTTTCATTGCTGGGTTGTTTCTATCGTGTTTGTCGTTTCGCGCTCATCCACCAAGACAAGCGGCTGGATTTCGTAGTTCTGCGTGTCGGGTGTGGAAACCAACGTCGAAGCCAAAAGGATGCGCTTGAATGCGCGCTGAATCGCGCGACGCTGGGGCGAAACGATGGAGTTGTAAATCTTGTAAGCGTCGGCCAGCACGTCACCGCCGAAACCGACCTTGCCGATGCGGATGCAATACCACGCCTCCTGCTGAAACGCGGCGTAAATCTTCTCGGTGATGGTGGCCTGCGACTGCGTGAATTCCTTGTCAAAGTTCGTACCCCTAAACGGCACGAATTCGGGCTTATCGTCGGGGTTCTCCA